AGAAAGAGAATGAAAGAGAAAGAGAATGAAAGAGAATGATAGAGAATTAGAACTAACCCTAATGAAAAATGAATGGAGGGGGAGGGCTGTTACAAATTACAAATTACAATACAAGTTACAATACAAATTACAATACAAGTTACATGTTACATGTTACAAATTACGAATTACAAATACAATGTTACAAATTACAAATTACAAACAACTAACAACTAACAACTAACAAAAAGGAGCGGGGAAATGAAAGAGAGAGTGAGAGTGATAGAGAGAGAGGGGAATAGAGTGGTAGTGAAAGTCCTAGGGTCAGCTCAGATGGAAAGGAAGATAGAAGGGCTGAAGGAAAAGGGAGTAGCTACTCATGCCGCGCTGAGAGAGCTAGCGGAAATCGTTAACGAGCAAGGAAGAGAACGAGAGGTTATGAGAGTGATAGATGCCGTGGTAGTGAGATCACAGAGGGAAGAAGGAGATTATTATGAAGTGAGCCTAGGGCTGATGGAAGGGGGAGAGCATCTAGAGGATGAGCAGATAGAGTATGTGCTTAGTTGGGCGCTAGGGAGGTTTGAGAGGAGGGTGAGGTGATGACCAACGAGAGGTGATGACCAACGAGGTGATGACGGGTAGCGGGATCGAGATGATGGTAGCTAGGTAAATTTTTAACCATAGATGGGAGGATAAGGTAATGGCTGACGACAGCAAGGAGCTAATGGCAGAGAGGAGCACTGTGGCATCGGTGAGGATAGATCTAGTGAAGATTGCGCTCTGGGTTGAGTGGTTAGAGGGGCAGAGAGCTTTGCCGAGATCTATCAATCAGGCTGTGAGCACAATGGTGGAGTATGTAGTTGACTCGTTGGTGGAGAATAAGATGATAAGAGGAGGAACAGTGAGGCTCAATGATGCCGTGAGGTACTTAGAAGAAAGAGGGCTTATGCAAAGGAGGATGTACGGAGCGGCCGGGCACAAGCTGCAGACCTTCAGGACGTTTGAGCTCTTGAGGGAAGATGAATGTGATCCTGAGCACTATCCTGGGTTTGCCGGAGAATATAGGAAGTTTCACGGAACAGATGGGCAGATGACTCTGCCGCTGCAGAGAGTGACCGAGGAAAGGCACGGCGGGCAGCCGCTGACGGTGAAAGGAGTAGATGAGAATAAGCCTTATAGGCTTAGGACATACGCGGAGAGGAAGATAGAGAAGCTTAGTGAAGAGGATATAGGGAAGCTGAAGGAGCTATGGATAGCTATGACTGACGCGGAAAAGGCCGTGTTCCAAAGTACTCCGTATCCGAATGAGATGGATAGAATCGAAGCGTTTATGAGGTTCTATCCGAGATTTAGGGGAGATTATCCATCGGAGTATGTAGATGCCGACGCAGAGGTGTATCGTAGCGAGGAGTATCTCAAATGGGCAGATGAATACCTAGCCAAGAAAGATGCATTCATCTGGGCCATGAGCGGACTGATCCCAGAATCAGTTGCGGTGAGAGAAAGACTCGAAGTGGATGAGGAAGGAGTGGTAACTAATGTGGTGCGAGGAGGATATGATGTGAGTCAGGAGCTGATCGATGAGGTTAGGAGGAAAGAAGAGAAACAGAAAGAGCTAGCGAGGCTGGCGAAGGAGCAGAAGAAGATAATGAAAGAGATGGTCAGGGAAGAGCTAAGGAAAAGGGATGCGGAATCGGAGCTACTGGAACGAGATGAGGGGATGAACGAGGAGCTCTCGAAAATTCTAGAAATGCTCAATCCTATGGTTAAAAATTAACCAACATGATGATCTGTCAACTTAGGGGTTTTCAATCTTGGGAACCCGCTGAAAACCCCTAACCCATTGAAATTATTGGGAAAACGGGAATTCCCTTGACAATTGGCCAGGATATGTTATAATAGATATGTTCAATAGTTTGGGCCCCAGCGGGGTGCCGCTGGGTAACACCTAAGCCTTGCAGGTGGGAGGTTAAACCTAGCAGATGGAGGTAATATGATGTACGTGATGGAACTAGCCCGGGAAGTTGCCGGGCTAGCCCGGTCCCGGCAATGGGACGAGTTCAGTTTGAGACTCGGCTTCCATTGCCCGGACGAATCAAAGGGCGAGTTGGTGATACGTGTGGACGTCGCCTGGGCCTTGATACTTTGGGCCGTATGGGGAGATTGAGAATGAGAATCACTTTAAGGCGGAGGGCATGCTCTGCATGTCCCTTCCTAGGGCTCGATAGTGGCTGGTTCTGCCAAGTAACGGACAGGAAGATCGAGAGCTTGCAGCGCGAGCTCCCGGAGCAATGTCCTTTACTGAGAGGACCTATAGTTATTCAACTTCCTAGTAGGGAGGAATAGCAATGTTTAGATGTAGATATGTACAGAGCAAGAGGCCACCGGAGAAGTTCTGTTTTAACCAGTTGGCCTTGAGACTGCTTCTCGATACAATGGAGAAGCAAAAACAAGAAGCCCTAGCGCTAGCAAAGCGCAGAGGCTTAGTAAAAGAGGAAAGAAAAAGTGGACATAAAGAGATTTAATGAAGAATGGGAGACAATGTCTCTCGCGGTAAGGCTGGAGATGCGGAAGGAACTAGAGGTCAAGCGAGCCTTGCTCGCCAAGGAGCTCCGGGGCCTTCACGAGGAAATTCTTCCCGTTGAAACTGAGCTAAAGAGGCTCATGGGTCTCTACGAGGAGGCCTATAAGAAGTATCAAGAAACGGATAGGAAACTATCCGTTGCAGATGGAAGGTATAAGATAGTCGCTCCTGTTAAAGGAGCGAGCTATAGACCAAAAAAGACTACAAAGAAGGAGGAGGAATCGCTAGCTCAGATCCTCATGAAGATGAGCCCTGAGCAACTTCTAGAGTTCGTTATGGCGCAGGCTACGAAGTCTGTGGTAAAAAATTAACGTAGGGGGCAATCATAGCTTGGTTTGATAGGTTGTCGTCTGTTAGGGTGTGTATTTGGCACCAAATAATGCATTGACAACTAACTAAAACTAAGGTATGATCTATCCAATAATCAATTAATTCTACTTTAAAAAGGAGAACGGTATGAAAGAGATGACCATTGCGACTAGGGCAATGAAGGTGAACAAGGACGCAACTATCACCGTCCAAACTCCTGAAACTCTGGAAGAGGCAGTCCAGGTTTACGGAGGGCCGGCGGTCTTGACGAACGCGATTCGAAACTGGATCGTAACCGTGCAGGCCGGCGTTCGGCGCGGCCTCGAGAAGGGGAAAACCGAGACTGAGTTGAAGGAAATTTTTAAGGATGCTAAGATGGGCGCCGTTACATTGATCGGCAGAGGGATTGTTGATCCTATCCAGGCAGCCCTGGCGAAATCAGCCACGATGACTCCCACGGAATTGCAGGAGTTCATCAAGAAACTGCAGGCACAGGCTAAAAAGTAACTTAAACATTTGAGGACGGGATCATTTCCCGTCCTCTTTTTTGACATCTAAAAGACGCCAAATGACGCCTAAAGGAGTATAATGAGTAGAAAGGGAATCATGCTCTGCTACCCGCTTGAGGAAAGAAGGATCCTCAGATGGACTCCTCCCTACCTATGCCAGCCGAAACTGGACGGCGTGAGATGCAGAGCAATAAAACATGGAGAGGGATATATCCTTCTCTCATCAGAAGAGAATGTTATATTCCTTCCTCACATCTCGGACGCCCTAAACCAGCTTCCGATGAGTGAGCCATACGGCTATCACGAGTTCGACGGTGAACTCTATGTCCACGGATGGCCGATAGAGAAAATAAACTCCGTTGTCTCTCGCACTGTCAATCCTTCTCCAGATGCTGAAAGGATACAGTTTCACATCTTTGACATAGCCGATGAAAAACAGCCACAATATCTTCGGCTATATAACCTCCTGCAACTCTCCCTTCACGATCCCCTTGTAGTTTGCCCGCATGCTTTATGCAATAATATGCGGGAAATAATGAAGACCTATGATATCTTCGTGCAACAAGGATATGAAGGTATCATAGTGCGCCACTTTGCCGCGGGGTACGCTAGAAAGAGATCAACGTTTGTTCTGAAGTTTAAGCCAAAAAAGGAGGACATATATCTTATTACATCGTGGAAAGAGGAAGAAACCGTGGACGGAGTTCCTAAGAGAACCCTTGGGGCGTTGGTATGCTGGGACGGCACTAACCATTTTAGCGTTGGTTCTGGGCTTACTGATGGAGATCGCAAGAACCTGTGGGAGATGAGAGAGGATCTCCCAGGGAAGTTCGCACGCGTTCAATATCAGCAGATAACAGCAACGAATAAGGTGCCACGATTTCCTATATTCGTGAGCATAGTGGATAAGGAGAAATAAATGAAGTATGAATTCTACGTAGCTGGACTAAGGTATCACGACTATGCAAAGGTCCTTCCTTTCATTGAGAAGGGAGATGAAGTTCGCCTTTCTCTTGATCCTGACAACAAGTACGATCGTTATGCCGTAAAGATCGCGTACTTGCGTGGAGGAAAGCTCTATACACTCGGCTACGTGCCGATGAGAAAGGATCTCTCAAGAAAAATCTCTAGAGACCTCAATGCTGCTCTCAGCGACCGTGATCGACCGAACGATCATCCCTTCTTCGGGGTGATAACTTACCACGGTACTGAGGTTCCTTCTCATGAGGCGCTGAAGGTGGAGGTATCCTTCGATGAGTAGAGAACTCAGATGTGCTCGGTGCGGCATGATACTCTATCCAACTCCCAAGGCTGTTCCCCAGCTAGGGAAAGTGATAGACATCGTTGCTCCCCATGAATGCGGGGAGCCTGTAGACTTCACCGTCCCTACACCTGAGGATATGAGGACTAAGCAGATGGCTATCGCCGCAGCTGAAGGCCTCCCCTTTGGTAAAAAATTAACAGAGATACGAGAAGCCCACGCAAGGGCTTTCTCTGATGCTCTGAATACAGGGGATCAGCGACAAGGGAGGGAAGAGTTAGTAAAATCCTCTGCACCTCGGGGTATCCTCGATGCCCTGAAAACCAGCGAGGAAATGGAGGGATAGATAGATGGCTAAAGTGTGGATAGTCAACAAATCGTATCACGACTTCGAGCCAGCCGAGTCCTTTGGGGAGATTAAGTTTCTGTCTGACGGCCTAATGAACAGGTATGGCGTAAACTATATGGCCAGAAGATTCGAGGAATTGCTGAAAGATTCCGCGCCTGATGACTACATGGTGCCTTGTTCGCTGAACATCATGAACATAGTGGCTGCCGCCATACTCGTTAACAAGCACAGCAGGTTGAACCTTTTGATCTTCAAAAAGGGCTCGTACGTAGAAAGGAGTATATCCTTTGATAAAAGAGCATCCGACTTGGCAGATAAATGATGCTAGCAAGCTCAGTGTAATGAGCACCTGCTGGCGGAAGGACTTCTACGAAAACATTCTGGGATGGAGATCTGAAACTCCATCACAGGATGCACACTTCGGAGAAGCATGGCACAAGGCCCGGGAGCATATGCTCCTGAACGGCTACGAAGATGTCCATGGAGCCTATGAGGCGTTCATGGAATGCTATAGGCAAAGGTTTGACCCTAGCACAGATGAACTCTATCGGCCCAAAGATCCCAATGGGGCCCTTAATGCGATCCTCGAGTTCTCCCGGACCTATCCGAGAGATCTTCTGGACAATCAGCTTCTCTATGCAGAAATAAGTGGATCGATCCCTGTGGATGAGAAAAGAGTTCTCTACTTCAGAATGGACTCGATTCTCAGATCCCTTAGCACAGGAAAGATCTTCTCCTGGGATCATAAGTCGACAAAGAGGTTCTCTAGACAATGGGAGAATGACTTTGCACTCTCATGGCAGTCAGGAACTTACACTCACTGCCTGTATTCTATGTTTCCTATAGAGGATGTAATAGGAATCGAGTTCTGTGGCACGGCATTCGAGTACCTCTCGAAGGGCAGCAAGCTACGATCTGCCGGCTACCATGCTTCATTCAAGCGTGTGCCTGCGTGGAAGAGGAAGGACCAAATGCAGGTCTGGCTGTGGAACGTACTTGACATTCTCGACCGGAGAGAAATGGAGTTAGATAGACTCTCTCGCTGTAAAGAGAGCGACAAGATCATGATGGCCTTTCCAATGAGACCTACGAGTTGCTCGAAGTATTGGGGATGTATCTTCCACGACTTCTGCTGCTCGTGGGAGAATCCTCTTCAGCACTGCTGGGAACCTCCTATCGGATTCAAGATAGAATTCTGGAATCCGACAGAAATTAAGACCACTAACAAGATGGACCTGGAGTGGAAAGATGAGCTCTAGACCTACAAACAACCCAGGCGAAACCCACCGCATTAAGGTGGGGTGCGGCTGGTTATACATCACTATCTGTGACAGTGAGTATAAGGAAGTATTCCTTAAGCTAGGCAAGACAGGAGGATGTCCTGCGGCGTTTCTCCAAGCCGTAGGTATGCTCTTCTCTAAGGCCTGGAGAGCCGGAGTTTCCTTAGAATCTATGGTTAAAAATTTACGAAGCATTGGCTGCCCCTACCCTAGCTGGCATGAAGGAGTTCAGATCCTTAGCTGCGTAGACGGCATAGCTCATGTACTTAAATCTTATTGCAAGGAGGAAAATAAAGATGACGATGCTCACGAAAGTGGACAGGGTTGAACTGGCAGTATGGATAGATAAACTAGAAGCTGCTATGTCTGCTGCATCAGCAGCTATAACAAACTTCTTCGCTGAGGAAGATAAAGAAGGCCGCCATAGACTCTTGGAAGTAATGATGCACTCAAACGTCTTATGGGCAGAGCGCCCTATCGTTATCGAATCACTACTCACGGGGGAGGAGGAATGAGTTACGATGTCCTTAATGATGTCAAGAAAGTCCGAGATTATTATGAGAGCGATCCGCTTCAGAAGCGATACTCCGCTCTCATTACAGGCGAAAGCGGGGCAGGCAAGACCTATCTCATCAGGACCTGCCGTCTCCCAGTTCACATTGACTCATTCGATCCGGGCGGAACAAAAGGGCTAAGGAAAGAGATTGCAGCCGGGAAGATAATCGCAGACACAAGATGGGAGAATGAAAACCCTCTTGCCCCGGATCGCTTCGTCGAGTGGAAAAAAGAGTTTGAATACAGGATTAGGGTAGGCTACTTTGAGCACTTCGGAACATACGTGCTTGACTCAGCAACGTCGTGGGGCGACGCTGTTATGAACCAGCAACTCGATGCTGCCGGCCGTGCTGGCGAGGCGCCCAGGTTTACAAAAGATTATACACCGCAGAAGATAGCCATGATAAACGCTATCAAGCGCATGATGAACCTCCCATGTGACTTTATCCTCATCGGACATCTAAAGATGATAGAAGAGATCAGAGGAACTACTAAGGACGGAGAGCCTATAAAGACTATCAAGTATCGCTTTCTAACTACCGGTCAGGCCTCTGTAACTATCCCTATGCAGTTCGATGAGCTATATGTACTGAAGGGAAAGGACTCCTCAACTGGAGTTAAACGGGTACTCCTAACCGACGCTCAGGGACAGTATCAAGCTAGGTCTCGACTCAAAGCTGATGGAAAGCTAGCAGTCGAGGAGGAGCCTGACATTAAGGCTATCTTGAAAAAGATAGGCTTAAGGTGGGAGGATAAACCCTCCCTAAATATTCCAAGTGCAAAGGAGGAACCAAGGCAGCAAGCGGCAAATGGCAAAGTAAGTAAACATTAACATCTAACAAATAAAGGAGAGCATCATGGCCTTAGTAGACTACTCTGAACTGGAGCAGGAGATCTTGGATGCGCAGGAACCTACTGTCCTTCCAAAGGGAACGGAAGTACAAGTTCGGATCATTCAGGTCAGAACAGGAACAAGTGAAAAGAACGGTGCTGACTATATCATGCCTATCTATGAAGTCCTCGGGACCGGCATGGAGATGGTAAAGGAAGTCAGCGACTTCATGTGGATTCTTGACAAGGAGGCTCTTACGGCCAAAGAATACGCTCGGGCCTTGGATCAGTTTAAGAGATTCTCCATGTGCTTCGGCGTCGATCTCACTCGGCCTATCGACTTCGACGAAGACCTCGTGGGGCTTCAGGGCTGGGTTATCTTAGGGTTGCGGAAGAGCGACGAATATGGTGAGCAGAACACCGTATCGAAGTACATTCTTCCTCGATAACTACGTAAAATTTTAACCATAGGGGACGTGAGCAACTCACGTCCCTGAGGGAGATCTCATGACAGACGATCAATTTCAGAAGGTTTGTAGGAATCTATTCACGCATCGGATGAACATCATGAACGCTAAGGGGAAATCTAGGCTGGCCGGAACTCAAGACAGACTAATCATGTTCAAGAGATTGGCTGCCCTTGAGCAAAGGCCTCCTCAGGAGGTATGTATTTCCTTATGCGCCAAGCACTTTTCCGACCTCATAAATATATCTCAAGGAAAAGCCACAGCAGACCTGGGCTGCATCGTTGAATTAATCTCAGACATCCAGAACTATCTAGATCTGCTAAATGCTCTCTGGCAAGAACTAGCTAACAACCAAGGAGAACCTAATGGAGTCTGTTCAATCTGACAGATGGGACTCTTATTTTCTTTCTATCTGCGAGGCAGTAGCATCTAAGTCTCCCTGCCTGTCTCATCAGACAGGAGCCATTTTAGTGAGAGACAAATCTATCGTCTCCACCGGCTATAATGGTCCTTCTAGAGGCTTTCCTCACTGCCAAGATGAATGCCGCAGAAAGCGACTAGGCTATGAATCAGAAGAAAGATTGGACCTCTGCCCTGCGGTGCATGCAGAGATCAATTGCATAGCAAACGCTGCTCGCAACGGAGTGGTAACCGTAAACACCATACTGTACATGAACTATATTATTCCCTGCAAAGATTGCATGATAGTTCTAGTCAACGCAGGGATCAGAGAGATAGTAGTCACGACAACCAAACTATACCATGGCATGTCTGAGGCAATAGCCAGGTACGGCAATATCTCAATAAGGAGCTTTCGCTCATGAAAAGAGTTCTCATTTTAGGGATGGATGGCTATATTGGTTGGGCTCTTGCTAATGAGTTAGCAGACAAAGGCTACTATGTATATGGAGCGGATAACTTCTGGCGAAGAGACGTAGCTGAGTCCCTTGTTCCTATTCCACTAAGGGAACGAGTGAACAAGCTGCCCATCTGTACATGCTGGCTGCAGAGCAATCCAACTGTTCTGCATGATCTCTTGTCTCAATCGCCGGATGCTATTGTACACTTAGCCGAACAGCCCTCAGCTCCGTACTCTATGACTCACGACGGAGCCATCTACACTCAACGAAACAATGTGTTAGGAACATTGAATCTCTTGTTCCTAATGAAAAAACACTGCCCGGAGGCTCATCTAATAAAGTTAGGAACAATGGGAGAGTATGGGACTCCCGATTGTACAATCCCTGAAGGGACAATTCCAAGCTCATGTCCTGACACTAAGTACCTCTCCTGTCCTATGCAGGGTCTAATGTTCCCTCGGGCTGGTAATTCCTTCTATCATCTATCGAAGGTGTTTGATTCTTTCAACATCAAGTTCGCCTGTGATACTTGGGGATTGCGAGCAACAGACATCATGCAGGGGATTGTCTTTGGCCTGGCTCACGGGACTCGCTTCGACTACGATGATGAATTTGGCACAGTTGTAAATCGTTTCTGTGCTCAAGCTCTTGCCGAAGTACCTCTCACAGTGTATGGCTCAGGTGAGCAGACAAGAGGATTTCTGCCTCTAACCGACTCCATTAAGTGTATTCAACTAGCTATAGATAACCCTCCTGTAATGGGAGAATATCGGACCTTTAATCAACTAGCCTCTCTAATGTCAGTAAACGACTGTGCTGAGTTGATAACTGAGACAGCAAGGGATCTGGGAATAACGACTGAAACAGATCATATCTCCAATCCTCGCACTGAGAGAGAACATCACCTCTATACAGTAGAGGTTGATAATCTTCAAAGGCTAGGTTATTCCCCTAACCTTGACTTTGGGAAAGTCATCTACGACACCTTAGCAACTCTTCTTCCATTTAAATCTTCCATTAACAAAGACTTAATCTATCCCCATATATTCTGGAGGCATCCTTATGTTAGGTGATTACAGACCCAGGTTCTCCTTCGACATTACGGAGGAACAGCAGGAGCGAGCGTTTAGGCTCCTAAACCTCCACGGCATGCGAAGAGCTATTATGTCTCTTCTCCTCGACGAGGTCCTTGATCTCATCGAAGAGCACGGCCTTGTTATTGTAGGTATTCTTATAGAAAGAGCTGCCAGACCACGGGATATAATCCCTGCGTTGAAGGAAGCTCAGATGAGAGGATCCAACGATGGCGACAATAGATGATTTCGACTTGCAGTCTATCACTAACATATCTCAGGACGAAGCATTAGAGCTTCTTCGCCAACTTAGGCTAGCTCGCAGAACATCTACTAAATTAACCAAGATACGAGCACAGGCAAAGGCAAAGAAAGAGGCGAAAGATCCTACAAAAAATCTAACACCAGAACAAGCAGCTGAGCTGCTCAAAATGCTAGGAGGTTGACCAATGACTATTGATGTCGGTGTAGTGGCTAAAGTCCCTACTACCTCTATTATCTGTGAAGGCCGTACACGTCAAGATCTTGGTGACTTAGACGGTCAAGAACTGTCTATGCGTAAGATAGGCATGGCTCAGCCTTTGGCTGCCATGGATCTAGGCAACGGCCTATATAAACTCCTTGCCGGCGGCCGACGCTTAGCAATTCTTCAGCGCACTGGCACACCAGAGGTAACGATAAGAATATACCCACCTACTCTATCCCCGCTTGAGCAGAAGGCCGTTGAGTTAGCCGAGAATTTCTGGCGGAAAGACATGGAGTTTCATGAGTACGATAAACTCATAAAGGAAATCCATGACTTAGAGGTCGAGATCCACGGCAGAAAAATGTCCACAGCTCCTGATGCTCCCGGCTGGACTCAGGACAAAACAGCTGAGCTCATGGGCATTAGTAGGCCAGGAGTAACCAATGCACTAAAGCGAGCAGCTGTTAGAGAGGTCTTACCCGATGTATTTGCGTCTTGTAAAACACAGAAGGACGCAAACAAGATCCTTGACAAACTAACCGAATCAGCAATTAAGGAAGCGATTGCCAAGAAGATAGAACAATCTATGCCAACGGGCTCTGCTATCCAACGACTATCTCAGGCTTACATTCTCGAGGACTTCTTCACCGGAGTGGCTAAGATCCCTGATGCCTCAGTACATATGGTAGAGATAGATCCTCCTTATGGAATCGACCTGCCGTCGATAAAGAACCAAAGTGGACCTACTGGATCGTCTTACCTCGGTGATTATAACGAGATACCAGCAGAAAACTACGTAGCATTCATATCCAAAGTATTAGCCGAGTGCTATCGAGTAATGACCGAGCACTCGTGGCTAGTCTGCTGGTTCGGTCCGGAACCTTGGGCTGAGGTATTCTATCAGCTCATCACGGCCGTAGGATTCAAGACCACACGGCTAACGGGCTTTTGGCCTAAGGGATCTGGACAGGCAAAGAATCCTACTATTAGGTTAGCTAACTCAGAGGAACGCTTCTATTACGCCTCAAAGGGATTGCCGGCCCTCGCTAAACCTGGACGCACTAACGAGTTTCGATATGCTCCTATGCCAGCCCAGAAGAAGATTCATCCTACAGAACGCCCAGTAGAGTTAATGAAGGACATTTACTCTACCTTTACTTGGGAAGGATCTCGTTTGATGATCCCTTTTCTTGGCTCAGGCTCAGGACTCATAGCTGCAAACGAACTAAACATTAGCGCCTTCGGATTCGAGCTTTCCAGCGCCTATAGAGACGCATTCTTGCTCAAGGTCAATGCTCTATACGGGATTGAACTATGACATACTTTATTGCATCTCTACCTCTCCTACTCAAATTACTACTTATAGCCATTATCTATGTAGCCATCTTCATCATCCTCTTTGGATGTCCCGATGATGACTACTTTGGTTAAATTTTTACGGAGATATTTTCAATGACCTGTAAATACTGGCAAGCTTCGTTCAGAAAGAATCCTCACATACAAGTGAAAGGGCAACCTCAAATGCTATGTCTGCACTCCGGACAGCTTTCCACGAAGTGCATCAAAGATGCCAAGGGAGATTGCCCTTTACTCCTTGAATGTAAGGAAGGCTAAATGCGCAATACATACGTTCCTCCCCGCGGAAATCCTGCTGCTCGAATAGCCATAGTTGGTGAACAGCCTGGTTATACCGAGATTCGTTGGAGACCTCCAACACCTTTTGTCGGCCCGGCCGGCGCAGTCCTTGACTCCTGTCTCCAACTCGCAGGAATTATCAGGAGCGAGTGTTGGCTAACAAACGTGATTAAGGATCTTGATAAACCTCTTGCCGCCTACATAAACATGGATAGTTCTACCATCACTCCTGATGGTCAAGAATATATCAAACAGCTCAGGGACGAACTTAGCAAACTCAAGCCCAAGGTCGCCGTAGCCCTTGGCAACGTACCATTGCTGGCTTTATGTTCTCGCACAGGCATTACTAAGTGGAGAGGCTCTATCCTCGAGTCCACCCTAGTCCCCGGGCTGAAGGTTATTCCATCTATCCATCCAGCAACGGTTATTCCTCCTAAAAGTGTCTTTAGCAACAAACCTCTAATCACATTCGATCTCAAACGAGCTCTAGAAGAATCTCAATTCCCTGAGATTCGCAGAATAAATCGCAAGATAGAGATCAAGCCCTCATTTGAAAAGGTTATTGCTACTCTCAAATGGCTCCATACACGAGGGCTTGAGGGTAACATTCTCGACTTCGATATCGAAGTGATCAATGAAGAACTAGACTGCTTTGCATTTGCATGGTCTCCTTATGAATCAATCTGCATTCCACTACGTTATCAAGGAGACTACTTTCCCATCGAGCAGGAACTAGAAATCATGAGGTGGGTAGCAACGATCTTGGAAGATCCTCAGATTGCTATCCGGGGCGCCAATATTATCTTTGACCTCCAGTTCATGATGAAGAAGTATGGCATCTGCACGCACGGAGAAATCCACTGCACGCAGATAGCACAGAAAATCCTGACTCCTGACTATCCTGCAGGCCTTGACTTTGTAACAACTCTTCACACCGACATTCCTTATTACAAAGCTGACGGCAAGAAATGGATGAAGACAGGAGTAGGCTCCTGGGAGACCTGGTGGACCTATAATGGTATGGATACTATCTCAACTGCCGATGCTCATCCTAAGCAAATCGAGGATCTAAAAGTCCAGGGTAATATGGAAACCTACGAGCGTCAGCGAAAGATAATTCCTCCTCTACTATACATGGCTCACAAGGGGATTAGAGTCGACGTCCAAGGAATCATTAAGCAGAAAGAAAAGGAAGTCCTCGAGTGTGAACAACTCACCGAGCAATTCAAGAGCATCGTGGGCTACGACATTAATCCTAACTCGCCGCAACAGATAGCTGATTACTTCTATAAAAAACTAGGGAATTCTCCTTACAAGAAACGCACGCAATCAGGTTGGACCGTGACTACTGATGTAGATGCTATCAAGCGTCTAGCACGCAAAGGAATAGAGGCCGCTAAGGTCCTCCTTCGCATACGAAAGCTTGCTAAGCGTATTGGGACTTATCTGAACATAAGGAAAATTGACCCTGACGGACGCTACAGATCATCTTATAAACCCGTAGGTGCTGAAACAGGGCGTTTATCATCTGGGGAGACCATCTTTGGCACTGGCGGAAATCAGCAGAATTGGCCGCACGACCTCCTACAATATTTTCTATTCGACGAAGGCTATGTAGGCTATTCCTTCGACCTAAGTCAAGCTGAGAATCGCATAGTAGCTTATGTCGGTGGAGTAGTGCAGATGATAGAGGCCTTCGAGAATAACATCTACTATGATCTACATCGACTTACGGCTGCCCTTATATTCAACAAACCGCTTAATGAAATATCTGATAAACCTGGTTCCTCTGATCTTGGTGACGGAGAGCATAGTGAACGAGATTGGGGTAAACGAGGAAATCATTCTCTTAACTATGACCTCGGTTATAAGTCGTTTGCCATCAAGTTCGAAATGCCTGAGACCGAAGCAAAGTGGATAGTAGACCAATATCATCGGGTATATCCTGGCGTCAGGCAGAACTATCACTCTATGATAATCAATCAGCTCCGCACTACTCGCACGCTGGAGAACTGCTATGGCCGCAAAAGACTCTTCATGGGGCCGGTAGTTCCCAATCCTCCATCGGTGCCTCTAGCAGCCTGTCATCAGACTTACAAAGATGGCTATGCTCAGATTCCTCAATCTACAGTCGCTGATAAGACCAACGAGGATGGAGTAGAATATATCTACTATAACCAAGATCCTCTATTCCATCCTGTTGAACTCCTAACCCAAATGCATGATAGCATAGTCTTTCAAATACCTACGACCGTTCCCTGGATAGACCATGCTAAGATCCTCACCCTCATCAAGCAATCGCTGGAGAAAACCATAACTTGGCACGGAACTCCTGTGCCTATTCCAGCTGACTTAGTCATAGGAATCAATATGTTCAAAGATCAATCTAAGGAAATAAAGGCGAAGTCATTTCCATCTAATCTCAATCAACTCGCGCAGATCCTGGCTACTTACTATGACGAACTCAAGCGAAAATAGACGATTAGACAACTGGATCCAGGGATTCATAGACTACACCGACAACAACGAGGCTCCGTACCTGTTCAAGAAGTGGACTGCTATCTCATGTGTAGCGGCCGCGCTCCAACGAAAGTGTCGCCTCGAGTGGGGAGTAGGACTTACGTGGTACCCTAACATGTACATAGTCCTAGTCGGTCCTCCTTCTGCCCGCAAGGGAACTGCGATGGGACCTGGGCTAGAGTTATTAGAGGCAATAGGGACTATTAAGCTAGCAGCGAATGCTACTAGTATCCAAGCTCTAATAAAAAGATTAAAGGAAACTAATCACAACGACGTTGATCTAGAGACAGGAGACATGGTCTTTCACTCTAGCCTAACTGTCTTTTCTAAAGAATTCACTGTGTTCCTTGGCTATCAGAACAATCCGATGATAGCTGCCCTGTGTGATTGGTTCGATTGCGATAGACGATGGAAGTATGAGACTATATCTCGGCAAACGGAAGAGATCATTGGAGTCTGGGTGAATCTATTCGGAGCAACTACTCCTGATCTCATTCGCATGAGTATGCCAATCGAGATGATAGGCGGAGGTCTGACAAGCAGAACCATCTATGTCGTGGAAGGAAAGAAGGGAAAAAGCGTGGCCTGTCCTGTAATAACAGACAGAGAGCTCCAACTAAAGAACGATCTAATATATGATCTGGAAAAAATAGCTTTGCTATCTGGAAACTACAAATACACAGATAACTTCGTCGACAAGTGGACAGAGTTCTATCACATGAACGATAACTTTCCTCCTGACCTGGGAAAGAACTTTGATGGATACTTAGGCCGCCGAGCTCTTCATGTTATGAAGTTAGCCATGATCTCATGTGCCGCGAGAAACAAGTCAGTTGGTCAAAATTTAACCATAGATTCAAGAGACCTTACCTGGGCCATCTCCACGATTGAGGAAGTAGAGATAAACATGAGATATGTATTCAAGGGCGTTGGCAGAAATCCCTACGCCGACGTAATGCATCAGGCCCTTACCTGGCTCTGTAGCTTAGAAAGATCTGAGATCTCACTAAGGGAATTCTACATTCGTTACCAGGATGATCTGGATAGATTGACCCTAGACCGACTCATTCAATCGCTAGAGATAGCAGGAAAGATAAAGAGATCCTACAGGCCAGGGCAGCCTGAATCACTTCTGATCCTCTCTTCGGAGCTTACCTAACTCTTCGAAGAATCCCTCGCCTATGAAATCAGCAACCATCAATCTACCTAGTTCCTTATTAAGACTCTTCCGTTCCTCGGGAGAAGCTTCTGTCTTATATCGCTCGTGGAAGTCTGCAGCTTTAAGCTTATCACTCTTGCCGAGCATTTCCTTCCACACATCTCTATGCTTCATTGTCTCTATCATACTCAACTTAATAGTATCATTTAGGAACCTATCTAAGGCCTCGGGATCCTCCTTACCGACCTTGGCGTAGAAATCTTTAAGCTTCTCTCTAACATCTCCGCCTCTTGCTTTCTCTTCCATAATTAGATTGAACTCATCTCGGCGAAGATAATTCTTCTCATCCTCCCTGGCCTCCTGCCTCCATCTAGCTTCATCGCCCATCTGACGATAAGCCGCAGGCATAGTTAGACCAAACCATCTATTAAATCCGGGAACACTAGTTATCACTTCCTGCCATGTACGATCGAGGAGTTTCTTAGGCAATGAGCTTAGTAATCCTTCGTAAGCTCTACTAAACACCCAGATAAACTCATTGTTTCTAGGTATTATCTCAGAAGAAGCTCCTTCGAGTCTTTTGGGAGAGAGCCCTGTTATTCCTCCTATGTGCTTAGCAAGCTGCGATACATTAGGATCATACATTCCTTCTACTTTGCTCATAGGAAACCAAAAGGACTTTCCTCCTAACTCCTTAAATATAGCATCATTCTTCCAGGATGAGTGGTTAGTAACGTAACTAACAACGCCTGCTATGGCTGGAGGTAATGTCATTCGAACAGCGGTGCTCTGCGTTAATGAACCTGCTATGGCCTCATAGTTGGGACGTATAGTAGTCATCCCAGTTTCGTACATGAGCTTATGAGTAAGCCCGGAGAATAAGTTATAGAAGAACATAGGCCCGCCAGCACCAGGAATCTTCATATACCATGAGCGTTCTTGCCCCTTCGAGCCTATGAAATTTAGATAGTTTGGAAAGAAAGGAATAACGGCATTCCTCCTTCTTTTATCATCAGGAATCTCACTCCATGCTTTAGGATCATAGAGTAAACTCAAGGCAGTAATTCCAACGGCAGCAGCTCCTATATTAGCAACTCTTATTGCGAAGTCCTTCGGTCTCTCTACCGGAGCTCTCCAGAAGGTCCTGTCGGCGACGTAGTTAGCTCCTAGGAAGACAATAAATCTATCTAATGCCCTAGTCAGCCATCCTGTCTGTCCATACGGCATGTTTTCTCTAGCTACATGAGTAGCCAGTCGAAGAATCTCTGACTCTGGCCTGGCTAACTCTTTCTTCCACAATTCCTCTCTAGTGATTCCTAGCTCTCCTGCCTTCTGCTCAACCACTCTATCCATAATAGCCATGCGGACTAATAACTCCATATTCTTTCCGTGAGCAGATAGAATATCGAGTACCTTAGCTCCCTTCCCAGGCCTGTGCGTTAGACCTGTAATGTGCGACTGACGTTGAGTTATGAAAGACATCAGGCCTCCGTACTTCCCATAAGCATCAAGCATAGGCCCTGCGTGCCATAGGTCAGAAGCTACATTTGCAAAGTTGTTTTTTAGCTCAGCAAGATACTTGGGAAAGAACGGACTATATATAGCTTCTGCCTTAGCCTGAGTTCCCAGCTCATTTTTATTCTTGAATATTCTAGGGGAAAAGAACGTATGCATGACGTCAATAGGGAAGCCTGCCATCGTAGCCCAAACTGCTGAAGATCCGACAACAAGAGCCCTAACCAGATCAACTGCAAGCAACTTTGTAGCCCAAAGAAACCTATTACTCATATCATGGCCAACGGTATTCACTTGATGCGCGAAATCAGGATGCAGCCAAATAGGCTGACGGCTTGGATAGTTTGTCTCTGCACTCTCCACGCCCTCAAGGGTCCAGACGCTATCTCTTATCCATCCCTTAGGCCTCTTGCCTCCTAGACCCTTATGCCAGACCATACCGTTATCTGGGAATTCAGTTGCAAAGTTCATCATGGCCTGTTTAGCCCTTTGATTAGCTGCCCGACCAGCTAGACGTCGTGCTACTTCATTATAGACTATCCTCTGATCTACCTCAGCTAGTTCCGCTCCTCCTCCTTTAAGCGGATCGATCCCAGAATCAAAATTAGTGGTCTTTATGCCTCCTACCTTATTCTTCGTGATACTATCATATATATCCGCGTAGGTGTCCAGATACTTCATTTTAGAATAATCATGACTTTTCAGTGCCTTAGCTTCCTCAGTACTTATTATTCCAGTCTCAGCAAGAAACTTATCTATCCAATGCCTGACGTGATCGAACATTAGATTACTACGTTCTTTGATTATCTTAAACTCCTCATCGGACAAATTATGTAGCTCTTTGAACCGTGCCACGTTTGCTATTGTATCTTCTAGCTTGATTTTATTAGGAGCCTTCCACTTAGGCTTGTAGTTCCAGATGTCTATGAATCTCATATACATATGATAGCGATCTAACATTTTGGCTAAGTTGTCACTAAGACCCCTATACACCTCTCGTTCCATCTGACGATATAATGCTTCACCGTATCTAGGGCCTCCCGGTATAGACCAGATAGTTGCTACCAACTTCTGCCCAGCTTCTCCAAAGTGCTTTAACAGAGTCTTATAGACCCCTCCTGCTTGATCATGAATCATCTCGCTGACGAATTTCTTCTGAGAATTCCACCACTTAGAAAAGCTTCTTTCCTTAAAGGCCTCCATCTGATCATAGCGACGATCAGTGCGTTCTGCTCCTTTTAGCGCTAGAGCCGCTTCAGGCTGTAACGTAGGGTCTTTGAATCTCTTCCTATACTCCTGAGTCCACTTACCAGAAGCATCCATTGCTCTCTTTATTGAGTCCAATCTGGCGGCTCTTCTAGTCTCGAATGTCTGTAGGTTATCCCACTTTCTTGTATTAGAATTAAGGCCCAAGACACTCCACGAATATTTTCCGTTAGGAAGCTTTTGTCCTCTTGATAACTTAAAGTCCTCATGCGATGAGGGGGCTCCTTCCTCAATGCCAAAGAGAGTTCTAAAGGCCTTGCCTATCTGATGAATAGGAAGACCACTGTATAGCTCGATTCCTCCTCCTTCTTCTTTCATTATATAGTCAATTATTTCTTTGTCGCTAAGCTCATCTAATGACTTTCCATAGTACTTCTCTATAGCAGTCTGAGTAAGTGTTTCCTCCGTAACCTTGGCTTCCTCCTCAGCTTTTTTCCAAGATTCCTCAAGAGGAGCTCCCATCTCAGCTTCCTCTATTTCCTCTACTCCTTCTACTTCCTTCACCTCTCCTGTTCCTTCCACTTCTGCTTTCGGTTCAGGCGGCGTGGGTTTTTGTTCAATTCTTTCGTTAATATTTGACGGAGTGGGTTCCACTACTTCTACTTTTGCTTTCCCCTTTCTTCTTATCCTCCTAGCCCACTCAGCACTTTGCTTAGTAATTTTCCCTATTAGCTCTACTTCAGTCTTAGACCCTAGCATATCGAGCATCGCTCTCTCGTTTGCAGGATCTTCCACTCTCGCTGCTATCTCACTCAGCAAATTTCTGACCGCAGCAATAGGAACATCATTATCTCCATCCAACCACCTATTCACATTATTAAGAGCCTCAGCATGAAGGGTTACGAGATCTCTGGGAGGTCTTTCCTCAAACGCTTTCGCGTGAGTCAGAGTTACATTTGGATCTTCTTCCCTAAAGTAGCTCATATGTGGATCTGTTTCAGGCAAAGTTCTCTTAGGTGGAGTCTTGATAACTTTAGGTTTAGGCGCAGGTTTAGGCTCAGGTTCAGGTTCAACCTCAGGCTCCTTAGGTTCCTCAACCTCCTTCCTTTTAGCATCTCTAGCCCTAGCTCGTTCAACAGCGGAAAGAGGCTTGGTCTCAACCTCAACCTTCTTTTCCTCGGCCTTAGCCTCCTCGGCTTTAGCTTCCTCGACCTCAGCCTCTTCAGCCTTGGCCTCTAGTTCCTCAGTTCTCTTAACCTCCGCTTCCCCTACTACCTGCACATTATCTACAATCGGCTTAGTAGGCTCGAATTTTTCTACTACTATTTTAGTCGCTTCTGCCTCAACGTCTTTGGCAGCATTTAATACCTCAAGTTTCCTCCAGGCCTCGTCCATGTTAGGCCCACGAGAATACCTAAGGTATCTCTGTATCTTGCCTCCTAACGCATGTATACTTTTCTCTAGGCCTCTCACTCCGCCTCGATGAAACTTAGCCATTACAAAGAGACCAGTTGCCTCGCCGAGGAATCTCAGAAACCCCTCTGCATTAGGTGAGGGATACGGAGATTTATGCATCTCATCTGCAAGACCTTGAAACCAAGCATTGGTCATAGTCAAGGGCAGCATTACTGCCTCACCGACGGCTTCCGAAGGACCTCCCTCAACAGACTCTAGTCCCATAAGTCCACGTAAGTAATTAGCTGCTTCTCTAGGGGAGTTCAGAACCCTCTTCATCACCTGCTTACCAGGCTCTGTGAACTCCGCTAGCTCCTGGAACTTATCCTTCATTATGTTGTAAGCGTCTAATACAGATGTCTCCCCTTTGGCCATCTTTATCCAAATATTAGGACGAAGGTGCTCTATAGCTACACTGGTAGCTCCTATCAGTCCTAGACCAAAGGTACCTATGTCCCAACCTAGTTCGGCCGCCCCAACCACAGCGCTGTAGGGATCCCTCAAGATCCTAGTAACGTCTTTACCTAAGCCTTCTAATCTACCTAGTGCTTGAGTCCATGTAGTATTAGGTCTAGGACCTACAATAGGCTGTCCTTCTTCGTCTAGACGATTCCCTAACTCATCATATCCTCCTGGGGCCGGCAGCCCAGGCAAAGGATAGCCTGGCACACTCTGCATTAATCCTAAGAGACTCTCATGATATTGAGTAGTGAGATTCTTCAAAGGCGGCGGCGGTTTCTTACCCATAGAAATAGCTGATTCAGTAGGCAACTCTGCCGGTTGGGCTAAAGGATCCTGTCCATAGAGAATATTAGCATAGTCTGAATCTGATGCCGGCGTACGTAACTCTTTGGCGGGAGTGGGAGCAAGAGCAGGAGCAGGCATAGGAACATTAAGTCCGAGGCTCTCCCTTACTGCCTTAGTTACAGCATCTTCTTCCTCAACAGCTCCTTGAGCAACAGGCCCTGCTTGATTTCCAAGACTTTCCCTCACCGCCTTGGTTATGTCGTCGTCTTCGTCTGCAACTCTATTTGGCACCTCAGCAGCATGCGCTGCAGATGGAGACAGTATGCCCAGTAAATCGTTACCTAGATTATTAAGAATGCCCTTCACATATTTCTGGGTCTCAGCAAAAGGAGGAATACCTTTATGCTTGCGTACATTCTTCGGACCTGCGTTGTATGCTGCTAAAGCTAAGGCTCTATCCCCCTTAAATTGTGTGAGCATATCTTTGTAATACTTCACACCTCCAAAGATACTCTCTCGAGGATCAAAAGGATTCTTTACTCCAAGAGCCTTAGCTGTCTCAGGCATTAGTTGCATGAGCCCTTTGGCTCCTTTAGGCGAAGTCGCTCCAACATTACCTCCACTTTCACGTTGAAGAATCTGTTGTAGCACAGGGAGCTCACTAGGAATCCCATGAAACTCAGCAGCCTCTCTGAGCAAATTACTATTATTCTCCGAACGCTCCATCGACTTCATCATTTCCTGTACTGCTATACTTATATCATTGTCCAAGATTCAACTCCTGCTGTTCCCCAAGGGGATTGATAAACTTCCATTTGAACAACTTAGCCTTAGGATCCCATATAGGTCCGCTGACCTTCTTTCCTCCAAGCTGTATCGCAGCGGCTTCAAACTTATTGAGCCTGTGTTTGGCTACCCAGAAGTTGTATTCTGGAGAACCAGGTAGATGGCCCTGTATAAGAAGGGGCTTTAGCTCATCCTTCGTAGGATTGAGTGTATTTAGCCATTTCGTAGTCGTTAGATCGCTCCAGTTCTTGATGGTTAGCTCTTGCTTCTGTTGAATGGCCCGCTCGCCAAGATTGAGTGCTCCAGCCTTCTGATACTCTACTAGCTTATTCCAAAATGCAGGATCCTTCATAGCCCTATCAATCAACTGCATCGTCGAATTAGAAGTCATAGTCTTTGCAAATTCCTCAGGAGAGATTATCTGCTGGCCGGTCTGCTTACGTAAGTACATAGCATAAGAATAAGCCTTCATACTACCAGGCAACTTTCCCCATTGATCAAGAGATAGCTGTCCTACGCCAGGCAATTCGACAGGCATTAAGGTGTCCTTGGCTGCCTGAGTGCCCTTGGCTGCCTGAGTTCCCTTTGCTATATTGACCAACGCCTCCCAATATGCGTTTTGATAAAGATCACGCACTCTCTTTCGTTCCAGGTCGGAGCCAGTCAGGCCTAGAGTTATAGCTTCGTTAATATCTTTCGGGGTTAGGCCTGCCAGGCTAAGATCGTTAAAATTGCCAGGCAGGCCAGCGGAAGGGTTTACGATACCTTGTTGACCTCCTACCTGAGAAGTATCCTGAGAAGGCTGCATGGCCTGTGCGATTTCGGTGCCAAAGGCTCCTGCAGGCCCAGTGAGTGTCATATTACTCCCGTCACTCCTTATCGAGGTACCAGTTTTTCCAAGAAAGGAGGCAAGAGCGCCCTTTCCAAAACTCCCTAGTCCCTGTGGCTGTGTCTGTCCTTGTGTCTGTGCAGTGCTATCAGGCTTACCTCCTAGACCAAGTAGCCTTTGTATTAATGCTAATTGATTTCTAGAAGAGATCCCTTGCACAGCTGCTCCACCGAGGGCCTGTGCGACAGGATTACCATATTCCTTTCCCATCGCACCGCCTGCTGATCCCATCAGATGTAGAACATCAGGGTTAGATAGGAACTTATCAAGACCTTCAATACCGAAGTCCATGAAACACCTCCGTCAAAATTTAACCATAGTTTAACTAAGAAGTCCTGAGGCAAACCCTAGCACTCCACCTACAACAGCTCCCACAGGACCGCCTGCCAGACCTCCAGCTGCTGCGCCGGAGAGAGCTCCACCGATCATGGAACCAACTCGTGACCCTGTTCGCAATCCCTCTCCTTGATTAACAGCCGTGCCGGCGATAGAGCCTAGCACATTGCTACCAAACTTAAATACCTCTAAATCCCACAGGCCGTCTACTTCTACGATCTTCAGATTAACATCAGCTTCTTCTTTCTTAGCTACAATCTTCAAACGATTGGCCTCGATCGTTAGGGCAGAGAGCTGATACTGATATTGTAATTTTAACTTGATGACAGCTAGTGCAGTCTCAGAAAACATGCTAGTGTGCATACCAGCAGCAAACTTCGCCTGCTGTAATCGAAGCTCTCCTGCGACTTTAGCCGTTTGATCGACTACCGCTTTGTCTATAATACTCTTCCCAATAGGAAACGCTGAGCTTACTACAGCTCCTATATCACGCATCCCAGCTTCGAACTTAGGTATCTGATTAACTGTAACTGCACTAACCAAGTCAGCATTAGCCTGATTCGTAAGGTCAGTTATTACATCGTCAAAATCAGCTATCGCATCAGCCACTCGACTGTCGTCGAGGATGCTAGTTACTAATGTATCTAATCCTGTGCCTTGGCTAAGTAGATCTACTAAATCATCTAGATCGCCAGATGCTGTCAGGATAGCAGCAACTTCCACATCTGGATCATACGCAGTCTCTGCTGCATACGGCGAGTTTCCAAATGCTGCATTCATAGCATCGACCACGGATAAGGTAGGTGTATCAGTCCCGTTGTGATCTAAGACTTGGCCATGAAAGGTTTTCATATAACCCGGATAATCAACTTTACCAGACGAACCTCCACCGCCGCCGGAAGAACCACCTCCGCCCATCAAAGGGAACTTTGCCAGATACTTATCAAATGGTTCAGAGAATCTCATGACTCATCATCCTCCGTAATAGGGATAGAGACAAACGAAGAAACGTTCCCTCCGAATTGAAGCACTTTGTCGATTATTAACTTATTATCCGTGTAGCCGACTATGGCTCTACATCTGTTCTTAGCTCCCCATTTAGCTAATGCTACCAGGCCGTGCCTCCAGGTCTTATGACTAACGTCAGTACCGTAGAGAGAATAGATCAAGAGATTCCTAATCCCCATTACGTCATCTCTTATTATCTCTGTTATCACTACACCTTCAAACACTCGCTCATTAGCTCTTTTCTCATATGCTATCCAACACTGTGCTTTCCCGCTAAGTAGGGAGGATAAGAGCTGATTAGAATCATAGATTCTTCTATCTACAGAAGGAGGAATAGATTCCTCGAACGCGTATCTGACATAGTCCCAGAGAGTAGCTATCTGATCAGGCAGTAGCTGAGTAATCATCCTATTTGACCCCTCGGCGGCGGAGCATAGATTCCACGGATAGATCGTAGATCCGTCATCTTGTATCGAACTTTTATATAACTAACTACAGTATCCGAAGTCACTCCGGTGATCTTTAATCTTAACTTAAACACCGTGCCAGCGATGATCAGATTGACTATTCCTTGAGCATTCTCACTGACCCAAACTGTTGTGCCAGAATTATCCTTATCCATTATCCAGTCTATGGCTACCAACGCTTCATCATAATTAGTGATTCCTAATTCTACCACGAAGATAGTTTTACTTCCTCTAAAACCAAAGTCTATATGCTCTGTGACTAAATAAGGATCCCTTCCATCATCTGTATCAGGAATCATGTACTGTGAGTTCTCACTATACCATATAGAAGAAGGATGCTGGAAGACCTCGGTCAGTCCATAAGGTGAATAGAGAAAAGTAATAGTCCCGTTGCTAACATAGAAATCCCTCGCAGATTGGTTATAGCTAACTATTATATCCTTGCCAGCTAATCTAGAAATATATTCCTTATAGCCCAAAACGTTTACGCCCTTGTTAGTTACTTCACAGAGCTCGTAATTAGAATTAACGAATAGATGGTGTAGGATACTTCCACTGACTGCTCCTTTGTTGACTATTCCTACCTCATAGAGTTCCTTGAATCCAAAAGTGGCAGCAGGATCAGCAACAGGAACCATGCCTGTTATACCTTCGCTTCCGTAAACTATTACCAGATCACCGAGCCTTTTGACGTGTTGCACTATGCCGCCGAAAGGATCACGCCTAAAGCCTGCTGTGTTCTTCTCATCTGGCGTGAAGTCGAGTTCACCTATCTTCGACCAGATGATGTAGTGTTCATCGCAATCGTACCAGGAACTAGTTACTCCGCCTCCTACTGCCTGTCCCTTGAAGTTACATATAGTTCCCATCAAAGGAACCTTTGTTTGTGCGAGGGCTAGTACCCAAGTATCTGTTAAAGTGTCTCTATATATGGTAACCTTTCCATTTACCATAAGAGCATATTCACCAAAGTCAGCTAGCTCAACACGGGAACCTTGGCCGTAGGCTACGAAGTCCAGGTGATGTAATAGTACTATCGTATCATGGTCTTTGCTTACCTGATAGATCCTATCTTCGGCGAGGGATAGATCCCTAACTACTAATATGTTATACTTTTCATCAGCTAAGAATTGAGGAAAGGGCCAAGCAGTAGAAATGTCTAAGATCAATGGATTAGAGAGCAAATCATAGCCCTCGAGCCAGAGCTTTCCACATCTAAAGCCAAGGCATTCTGTCAGAGCCTGAGCACCAATGGGAACTTTCTCGGCTCCTAAGCCATTCTTTAGCATCTCAGCTATTGATAATTCTAATTCCCTCATTTCTTTTTCTTTCCTCTCTTAGGCTCCCATCCAAGATTTCTCAGAGCTCCATAAACATAAGCATCGAAATGCTTACCCCTAAGTCCTTTTTTCCTAGCTGACTTCTGTAGTTGGCGCTCTAGTTTCTTCGGCATCGGCTGTTACCTCCTCGAGTGCTAATTTCTTTACGTCGATGATAGATATATCAGGAACCCATAAGAAGGCAATCCAGATATTACCGACCCTAGGTTCTTCGGCCACGGCATTCCTGAACTTTATCTCGACTCTATCCTTAGCCTTAGTGATAAAGTCAAGAATAGTTGCTACCGATTGTTTTTTAAGAGTGATAGATCTGGTCATCTTATCCAGGCCGGAAGAGATAGTTGTATCTACTACCACTCCGCTTTTAGGAAGCGTCTCCACATGAACATAAAGATCAGATATCTTTCCTTTCCCGGCAAACATAAACCTTATAGGTATATCAGGATCATCTATGAATGCCGACATGGGAATAGGAGATATCAATCCCTGCTTGTTTACTTGATAAGGTAATCTAAGGCGACTAAGAATAACATCAATAGATGAAATCTGGTCCTCTATAGTATCACCTTTTACCAATCTCCGTTTCATGTTACCCCTCCATTTGATCTACTTCGGCAATTAGTTCTTCCACTAAATCGAAACCTATAGTAGCTATGTCTCTGGAAATAACTGCTTCCCAGTCATTGACTCCTTGAGTATTTCTATTGATCACCTCTACATACCTCATTGCAGCCATTATTAGTAACATAGGATGAGCTACTGACCAATAGTTCTCATCCGTGTCTGCGTCCAACGACGTGTTGTAGAACAATCCTACTATTTCAACCGATAGCAATTCATCGGCAGGAGGAGCTATCAAGATTGAGTTGAATAGATGAGCATCTCCAGTTGGGATATCTACAAAGCCGATGAAGGACTCTATATCTCCGACTTCAGCATCCTCAGGAATGTACCGAGTGAGGGTAGGAGCATAATAGAGTGGATCACCAGTATCACGCTCAGATGGCATTTCGCTCATGTATTCAGATCTGAGGTCCTGTAGTCTTTTCTTTTCCAGTTGCCAGCGCTCAGTGGTAGAGGAAACCCATACTTCCTTTATTGCCCTGCAGTATTCGAACTGTACTCCCCAAAGGCCTGCCTGGAGCCAGACGAAACGAGAGGCCCAGGATTTCTGATTTTCATCTAAACGATCTAGATACCTCGATCCCTCGTTGATGTAGAAGTTAGCTCCATTGTCTGAGCCGTCTAGATTAACCAAGTCATGCCGGCCAGAAATAGTACGAAACTGCTGACGAATTTGGAGAAGGTTCATATTACCACCCTGATTTATTCATAGCCTTGATTTGTCTTTGCATATCTTGCTTAGATATAAAGTCTCTCATCGCTCCATAAGATTTATAATTCTTTCCAAACCATTCAGCTTCAGCTGGAGTCATCTCAAGATACTCATTATTTTTCCTAGCATACTCATATGCTGAGTTTCGATCTAACAATTCTAGTTTACCAGCCCTATGAATTATATGAGGATATACTATAGCTTTATTTCCCTCAGTAACATGAGACGTCTTATGTGTCCCATATGCATCAGGGCCTAATTCCATAGTAGGATAATTACTCGGATTAATAATTCTTTGCACAAAGTCCTTATTTTTATTAGCCTCAAGCAATTCAGCTAGCCATTCAGGGCTCATTTCAATCTCCGTAAAATTTGAACCATAGGGCAGGCAAAGGAGGAAACCTGCCCTATGGGTTAGGTGTTTAACTACGGAAGTACACTGTCCAACCCCACACCGTTGAGAACAGCATCTTTGACAGCATGATGATACTCGAGGCCACACTCAGTCAGCCATTCCTCTTCCGTTCCATCGACTCGACGAGAGTTATTGCCCTCTCCAACGGTCTTCCCACTCTCGCCGTAGAACGTAGTATCATCAACATAGCGATACTCGAGGTCCTTAGGCTCAAACAAGACCATCATGTTTCGAGTGGTAGAATCGAAAGAGAACAGAGGATGAGTTTTGAGATTAACCGTTCCAAAAGGAGTGACGATCTTTCTCACGTCCATGCCGTAGACATTCGGCACAGCCTCGATGTTGTACTGGCTGCCCGCCTGCACCATACGCTGGATGCCCAGGAGTGCACCCGATCCACAGACAGCCAGGCGCTCAGAGCCACCATAACGGAAGATCTGCTCCAGCATAGTAGTCAGCCAGGTCTCACCACTGGTAAGCCAGGTATCACCGGCATAGGTAGTATTAACGGTAAAGTCATCACAGTTGGCCGTAGCATTAGTACGGATAAAGGGAATGAGACCCATAGTAGTACGTTCAGGCTTCCCATTGTCTCCGATGTTCTCCGTCCTAATCCCCCACCAGAAGGCGAGCTCTACCTCGATCCCATGCATCTCGAGAGCCTCTCGTTTGGCCTTCTGATAGTCGTCACCGGTACGGAGTTTGGTCTTCCGCGCCGTGCGAGTGATAGCCAGGGATGTACGGAAGATCTGAGTGTAATTGTAGTGAGAAGTCGGATTGAGTGCCACAGGATCAGGCATCACTCCGCCCTCGGGATTCACGTTCCCCATGATGAGGTAGTTGTCGCAATCGCTGAGGTCATGGGCAGTACTATTATCGTCGTCCTCCAGGAGTTTGACGGCCAAGACCCCGACAGTTCCAATAGTTACATTGGTAACTTTGCCAACGACATCTACAGTCCAGTCACTGGCATCACGGAGAAGAATCTGATGCCCGATACGAATACGGGCAGCATTAGAGGCAGAAATCACTACGTACAAGGTTTGACCAGCGGTGCCGCCGGATGTGTAAGCAGTCAGTAAGTCAGGAGTAGTGAATACTCCAGTTACAGTACCTTGAGCCGTAGTGAATGTGTAAGTCCACCAGTTGAACTGTGGATCATCTACAGATTTGGAGCTCATAAGGGCACTCAATGCCGTAAGGGGCATCATGCCGTTGGGGTACAGATACATAATCTGTTGCCGCCAATTAGTTGGCCGCTGATCAGTTACCCAGTCGCCAGTACCTCGCATTCCAAGAAACATGGTTTATACCTCCGGTTAAAATTTTACGTAGTTATGGAGCAGTAGTCGGATTTTCAGTCTCAGGAACTCTAGTATGAGGAGTTCCAGGCCAAAACTCAGGCACCGCAATCCAACGTAATCCATCACTGTATATCAGCACACCGTCACAAGGACGATTGAGTACAACATCAGCCTTCCAACACTCACTGTCACTGTTATTATCGCTGATAGTGACAGTATTTACCACATCAGCATCACGAGCGGTAATGCTGTAAAATCGACCTTTGGCCTCAGCCACAGGAGGAAGTGTGATAGTGATGGCTCCAGTAACATTGTTCGCACTCGGACGCACTACATAGTCACGAGTGCTCATAGTGTAATTAGCAATGGGATCGTGATACTTATCCACTACTTGCTGATCGTGTTGACGTGCCTTATCTTCCAACATGAGTTTAATCCTCCAAAGCATTCATGGCCGCAATCTCAGCCATTATGCCAGATAATTTTGGTGGTTCCTTAGGACCGCTCTTTCTCCTAGTTCCACCAGGGAGAGAAGGAGTCCGAGCCGGAGTCTTAGCCACTTTTTGGAGCTTCAGAGCACTACGTACTCTGTCTCCAAGTTGATCGAATAGTTCCTGTACCGGCCTGTCTAGGTTCTCCGCCGCAAAGGCTTCATAGATATCTGCGACCTTAGCCGCATGCGCCTTGAGGTCAGGATTGTCTGCGTAGAATTGCCTAGTAGCCTCAGTCAGCGCAATATATGTACTAACGTTATTCCTCACCACATCAGGGAGTTTCCTGAAAACATCCTCAACTGCATGGCTCCGAGCAGTCCTTACGCCTGCCTCATAGACTGCATTGAGAATCTTGTTCAGCTTTTCTTTAGTTAAATTATCTTCTAAATCCTCATCCTCGATTCCAGCTACGAAGTCCTGAGGCTCAATAGGAGCATCAGTACTAGGAGCCTCGGTAGCAGGCTTCTTCTTATTCGCCTCGTCTAACTTTCTCTCCAGCTCAAGTAAGCGCTGGGTTAAGGTATCATAAAGATCAATAGGTGTTTCGGTAGTAGGACCCTCAGTTGAAGGACTAGAGGTTCCAGGAGTCTCCGTCGATGGAGCAGTGGTTCCGCTGTCCACGGGTTCTAGCTTATTCATTTCCTTGATTTCATCAGCTAATCCGCTCATAAATCCTCCTTTTATTTAACAGATACCTGTCTCCAGATTTCCTTCCAGTAGCCATGAGTAGTAGCCCCACTATCTCCGTTGATGTTCACTACAGCCAAAACATCGTCTATGGCAGTGCCATAGCTACTTCCAACAGGAAGCTGATTGAGGTAAAAGTTTCCACTAGTGTCCTTTATTCCATCTACGATAGAGATATCATCATCTCCGAAGATGAAGATCTTGATCTGCCCGTGGGTGCCGTTCTGAATAGTAGCCAAATTGCATAGTCCGGTAGCATCTATGGTTACTACCTCGATGAGAGCTACTGTCAAATGTGTAGGGATTACTAAGCCAGTAGTTCCGGCCGGCAAAGTTATATCAGTAGCCTCGATGTTACTATCCAGAGCCTGGATGGCATTCAGGGCGACTCTAGTCTGCCTAATCCAATAAGGGAGCTGAGACACATACTCCTGATCAGTCGGTTTTGTTACGTCTAACATTGTCTATCTCCTGTAGAAAGATATCGGGAATTCCTAGCATATAGTTAATGGCTTCCACCCTCCCGCCAATCCTGGCTATGTGAGTCAGGTCTTCTAGGCTCTTTGCATCATGAGCGAGAGATACAAGCTCGGCACCAGCCATTCTTTTCCACATACCAAGCTCTCGCTTAATATCCTTCCATAGTATAGAATCTTTAAATTCTTCGAGCGCAGCCTTGGTAACCCTGATTCTCATCTCTTGATATTTCATTAGAAGGCCTCATTAGTAGGAACTATGTTTCCTGCTTGAGCTTGCCGCTCGACCATCTCGTCTGGCATGACAGTTGGATTTATCCTATTAACGTTACGCTTAAAATCTTCTACATTCTTAGCTCCAAGTTGCTGAGCTATATACATGAAGATCCTTGTAATATCAAATTGAGCGTTTAGTTCAGGAGAGGCTCCTATAGTCTTGAATAACTCAAGCCAAGCATCACTGAAGTTGCCTCCAGGAATAGATCCATCCCTTACTATAGTATCATAGTCCACTGCCAGATCATAGATAGATACAGGAATCCTATCTCTTGGCCCGAAGATGCTGGTCAAAGCCTCAGCATTTCTACCTACAGCCTTTACGTATACTTCCTTAGACATAAACTGTTGAGTATGAACAGCGAACATTGTTCCTATGTCCTGCATGTACTGCATACCTATGATCATAGCAATGCGCTGTAAACGACTAATAGCACTACCACGTGTACCTTGGAACTCTCCTTTGGTCAGACGCTCCGGTCCACTCTGACGAAGGGCACCAGCCATAGATTGATCTGCGCCACTGATTCTATCCATCCACTGAGTTATGTAGGCAGAATCAGCAATGTTCTGACTAGTTATATCACTCACCTGAAATTGCTGAACCGCTTTATCAACTCCCTTTCCCCACGCAGGCCGACGTAATCTGATAAGCTTTCCTGGTTTGGGATCTTTGAGATCCTCGATGTTTACTAAGTAAGGATCAACAATAAACATATCGTTGATAGCCTTCCGAACATTAGCAGTGTGGCTGTTGAAGAGCCAGTCGAGAGTTTCCTGAAGGCCTGATAGAATCTCGATTCGTCCAATAGGTGTCGTACTGTAGCCATCAAACTCTGGACTCGATACACTCACAGGATACATTCCGTGGGCGAGATTAGATTTCTGAGCCTGGAGAACTATTTCATCGGACGCAAGACAGAACATCCATTTCTCAGGATATTCGCTAGAACCTAGTTCCCAGTCTTTGGGGATCAGATTGACGTACATATAGAGCTTATCAACTGGAGATAGAGAACTTGCAACCGGAGGAGTAGTTTTCTTAAACTTAAGTTCCCTATCGGACTCATCCACTGAGAATGTTGATCTTCTGTCCTTTATGTGTTTAAGGTACTTAGCATTAAACATCTCTTGAGGAGAATTCTGTTCATCGCTAAGGACATTCATGTAGTTGTCCCTAACCATCCAGCCCACGAATTCTCCGTCCTGTACTCGATCACTGCTAACTGAGGGATCAGGAAACCACATGTAAGGATCGATATTATCTAGTTTGTTGCCTTCAAAGATGACATCATCTATCCATTCCACCTGATGTTCAATACTTCTTCCTATATCACTTTGTGTGTCGATAGTTGCCCTGTGCGGCCTTCGCCCATGATTTACTATCCAAGTAGGAGTAGATAATCCTATGCCATAGCTCAATGAATCTCTTAAGGCCGTGTGAATGGATAGAGGAACCTTAGTCTTGTAACAATGAAGTCTGATTACTAACTCCATAAGCATAGCACCTTGAGTATCTTCTGGCCCTACTCCCTCGTATTGAATAATAGGATCCTGAAAGAACGCTAATGACAAGTAGGTCAACAATGCCTCGAGCATTGAATAAGTATATGGAAAAATTATCGAGACTGGTTTGGTAGAATCCTTTTCCTTTATTTCTATCTCCTTAGCCTTCAACGGGATATAGGTAGTCAATACCTGATCTATCTTTCGCCAACTGTCAAAGCGCTTCGAAGTCTCATTTCGAGCCTCACGAGCCCTGGTCATGAGTTGATCTTTTATCTTGGTATGCAGTTTAGATCCTGGTTTAAGATTCAACCCAGTTGGGTAGTCGTACTTATAATCAGCATCATAAATATCTGAGTCTACTTTCGGTATAGTAGTATTACCCGACACTATATAGGGCATATTTATACTCCCATTTGATATTCTACCCAACGTAGTATTTCTACTAAATGTTGATCTTCCTCGAGCATATAGTAATGATTAGGAAGAACGATTACAGATAGAGTTACCTCTATATATTCATTCCCTCCAAAGGCCAAGGCTTTGGCCACTATGCCCGTGACAACAGTTGGCGGATTAGCAGCATCGGTCAGAAACTTAGCCCTGGCCCCTTCCAATGGAGCAGTTGTAGGTCCTACAGTTGTAGGCGCTGGTGCTGTTGTAGGGCCAGAACTCTCTCTCAAGCGTAGGGATATCTGAGCAAACGTTAGATAAGTCCCATTATGATATACTGTGTCAAGCGCCCTACTCGCCGTTACGTCTGTGAATGAAGGATTGACTAGATCACTTAGATCTTGTAACCTAACTACATGATTAACATTAGTAGGAGCAGTCTCTATCAATAGCTGTCCACCAGTTACTAACGCATGGTAATCTTCGCCAGGAAAATCACCATCGGCATCGTCGATGAGAGCAGCATCGTCGTAGAGAAGAGGTCCTACAGAACCTATATATATTTTCTGATCAGCCATTGTCTCTAAAGTAAAAATTTAACATAGACGCCAGTCGTCTACAGGTTTCTCATATTTGAGTTCCTTGTATTCAGCCTCAGGGTTTTCCAAATCTTGATCAGGAATAAAGTACCTTCCACCAAGTTCGAGCATCTGGATGACATAGGCTAGAGCATCCATAATGTCCCAGCGTTTGGATCTAGGGAACATAAGTAGCTGACTTTCCAAGGCACCTATTTTAGGACATACTAAGTTATGATATACATAGCCTAGGCGATAGAAGGGAACTAATTCCCTTATGCGTTCCTGTTTCTTCATCAAGCCTCCACGAGGCCTTAGCCAATGAAGATTATGGAACTGCCGACGAACAAACATCTGATTTTTTATAGGCTGCTTAATGAACTCATTCAAAGAAGTTTCCTCGATACCTATCGCCATAGCATTGAGCCTAGCAGCCATTTCAAAGATAGCATCGTACAATTGGTCAGGATAAAACTTCTCTGCTATGATATCTCGGACTAAGATCCGTGAGTTAGCTAGATCAATTCCGAGGCCTATAACAGCTGATTCAGCTGAGTGTAACTTTACTGTCTTCGCAGGATCAACAATCACGATGTTTTCGATTACCTCATTGTTGCCTATCTCTGCATCTGTCAAGGCCAAGTCTTTGTCCCTTATAGCTCTATCCTGTGGGACGTTGTAGTAGCGAAAATAGTCCCTTTGGAAACTTGCATCCTGTGTAGATATAGGGAGGTTCCTGAGCTCTCGAAAGAAAACATCAGTTTGTCCAGCTTCTTGGTGATCTTGCCATTCCTTATTGATATCAGCTTGAGACATAAACTCAGGTGCTATCGGAACAAAGTTATCATCACAGGCTTCGAGCCTGACCGAGTGCCAGATAGAGGACTCCATTAAGTGCTGAAGTAATGAATCCTCATGTTTTAGAGTATCTATGTAAACTATCTTCCAGTTCCTGTGAAGTCTGGGAACAGCCTTCATAACATCTGCATATAGCCACTCTTGTTGCTTCTTACGAAAGTCCTCGCTAATGATATTCTCTGTATTTTCTAAGTCATCAAGGATTATTAAGCCTGGCCGAGAGTTTCTATACAGAACTCCACGTACTTGCTGACCAGCCCCTCGAGGAAGTACTAATGATTCATAAGCCACCCAAGCACGCTTGGAGAAGGTTTCCTCGAAGTCCTTGTCTCCGGTTCCTATTTTCACCTTACCAAATAATTCCTTGATGATAGAATTGCTGACTAACTCTCGCCGGAGATTCTCCGTTTGCAATGAAGCAGCGTCATGGCTCATGTTGATGTAGACTATAAAGTTCGTGATGCGAAATAAGATATGTCGAGCAATAAGAGCCAATGCTACAATAGAGGTCTTTCCCCAACCTCGTGGAGCAGCAATAGCCACAAGGTTCTTCGTAGGATCATCAATTAGATCAAAGATCTTTCCATGAACAACTGAAGCAAATGGCTGATTGAAGCGCTCAGGGAACAAAGTAGTAGCCGTTACCTGAGTACTAACGCTACAAGCAACTAAGATGTCTAAGAGTTCATTGTCTAGCATTTCATGATCCTATGGTCAAAAATTTACCAAGATCGATGATCAGGTAAACCATCCTCCGTTGCCTGGATCTACGTTACGAAACCAAGATCGAGCAAGCCAGCCTTGGCGAAGTGCCAAGAGTAACAAGATTCGTCTATACCAAGGCATTAGGAACTCCTTTAATCTCTTAGCATTCCAAAGATCAACTGTAAGCAACTAGCCGTATAAGTCGGCGTTCCAGTACAGCGAATGAAGGCATACATAGTAGTGCCAGCAGACAATCTATACGGAATGTTGACGAGAGTGGATACCACTGATCCATTGGCTAAGGTAATATAGTCACTGTTGTAGATAATCTTATGCCCGACTAATTTGAGTAGATCTGCCGCCGAGGTCGCCTCAGGAGTATTGTCGCCTGCTACAGTGAGATCAGCGTTGAATAGGAAGAGTTCCAATTCGGCATTTTGCTTGGCAGAGTCCACTAGAATTAGGGAATACCAGATACCAGAGCCTCCGGCTACCCTAGTAGCATTTGATAAAGTAAGCTTACCGCCGACGATATCATTAGCATCAAAGGCCCCAGCTCCGACGGCCGGAGTTACCACGACAAGAAACGTATTGCCGCCGACTTCTCCGATGTGAGCTTCGCCAGCAAGCAAAGCAGCTGTACCTGAGCTCTCCTCAACCCATCCAGAGGGACAATAGATATACCACGTACTCGTATCAGTGGCATAGTAAGTATCGCCATAGTATAGATCACTGGTAGGTATAGCCGCTGCTAAACCAGACCTTATATTCCGCTTTTGGTTATTTACGCTTGCAAGAGCCATTAGAGTTACTCCTATTGCTATGGTTAAAAATTTACATAGATGCTATTAACTACAGATCATATCTTTAATCGTTCTTCGTTGCTTAACCCTCCGCTTTAGCCTGAGACAGCAATTCGTCCAGACTAGATTTCAAGATTCGGATGGTGCGCCCGAA